TGTGAAATTTCTGGTTATGCAAGAGCAGCATCAGCACTAGCCAGACAGGGATTGCACGAAGAAGCAAAAGCATGCATGATGCAAGCGAAAAAACTGCGTAAAAATCTCTAGAGAAATATAAGAAAATTAAAGTGAATTAATTATATAAATAAACGGCGAGGACATAATGTTCTCGCCTAAATTGAGGATAATAATATGGCATTTAAACTTTCAAGTAGATCTTTATCTAAACTAGAAGGTGTACATCCAGACATGGTCCAAGTCGTGCGCTCGGCGATTGAAACGACCAAGGTCGACTTCGGAGTTATTTACGGAGTTCGTACACTAGAAGAGCAGAAAAAATTGTATGAGTCTGGACGCTCACAAACAATGAAATCAAAACATCTCATTCAAGAAGACGGATATTCACATGCAGTCGATCTGATGGCTTATGTGGATGGTCAAGGTGTTTGGGAATTGAATGTTTATGATGATCTCGCTGATGCAATGAAAAACGCCGCAGTAAAGCACGGTGTAAAAATTCGTTGGGGTGCTGCGTGGCATATTGATGACATTAGATCTTGGCCAGGTTCTATGGAAGATGCTATGAATGCATATGTAGACTTGCGGCGCAGTGAGGGCAAAAGACCATTTATTGATGGTCCACATTTCGAGTTGCGTTAATGTCTGAAGAATGGTGGCCAGATAATCCCGCCGAAGCTGATTCATTTGGATTATATAGTTACTATGAAATAAACTACGCGAAAAAAGTAATGCGAGAATGGAAAGACAGTAAAGATTCGTATCATAGATATGAAGTGATTAGAGCTAGAAAAATATTAGAAAACGAAGGATACAATCCCGATAATTTTTCGCCATTAAAATATATAAAAAAGAATAATAAAGTGCTTGACAACGGCGAATGATTCGTTTATAGTATTCTTGTAATGAGAGACTTAGAATTATATATCTTCGGTTCAACAAAATCAAAAAGAGCACTTGCGGAGAAATTTGCAAGTGCTGCAAAACAAGTTTTATTTCCTAGAATGGAAAATGTCGTAGTTAACATCGAGCTCTACAAAAACCTTTTAGAAGATGAAGGAGTTTGCGGCGATGTTATGCACGAAGACGATAGAGAATTCACTATCAGACTTGATAGTAGTATGACAAAAGAGGATTTTGCAACGACCTTGTGTCACGAAATGATTCACGTTAGACAATATTGCAGAAAAGAATTGTCCCAACCAACTGGCAGAACTATGGTTTGGAAAAAAGAAGTTTTTCCAACTGACTTGGATTATCATTTGCGGCCATGGGAAACGGAAGCACATAGTTTAGAATCAGAAATTTACAACAGGTGTGATAATATTGTCACTGCTTAATTTTTAGAAAAAATCTATTGACATTTTATTCAATATAGTGTATAAATAAAATCGTAATCATTGATACGATTCGACACACATACTGGACTTGGGGGCAGTACCCAACGCCTCCACCATAAATGCACTACGTCCTGCTGCATCAGGAAGTTATGCAGAACATAGGTTGCCCGTATGGGAGACTGAAGTTAGTGCATTTATGATGGGGGCGAACTAGGATCGACAGGTGAGTAGAGATGAGAGTAGATTGCCGTGATGACCTACGTTATTCGGTCAACAAAACTAAATGCAAACGATAATTTTGCACCTGTAGAGACAGCTCTAGCAGCTTGATTCTAACGGAGTTGGCGACTTACTTGGCAACAGAAATAGTCGCATTTTAAAACTATAATAAAACAAGGAAATCAATAAATGAAAAGTTTAATTTTGACTGGTGCAATTGCACTTGGTTTGTCAACTGCGGCGAACGCTTGGGAATTGGGTAATGGTCTTTCTATCGATAATGAGATCACCGCCGAAAGAAATCTAGAAACTGATGTAAATGTATTTACATGGGATTTGGACGCTTCTTGGGACTTTGGTCTTGGTGTTGTAGAAGTTGGGCCCCAAACATTTGATATTGAAAATATTGAATTTACAGGAATGGATTATAAAATCACTGTGCCTGTAAAGTGGGTAGATGGTCTGGAAGCTTATACAAAGACCACAACTAATGATGAGTGGGAAATTGGTGATGTAACGATTGGTGCATCATTTACTTTCTAAATAGTGGTGAGTTGACGGCTCACTTAGAAACAGAAGTAGTCGTAAAAAATAGGAGACATAAATGTTAGGTAAAATAAAACTTGCCGCTTTATCCTTAGTTATGTGTAGTCCAGTTTTTGCTGGACAATACATAACTGCAAAAGTAGTATCAATCGAACCTGTATACAGATCTTTCGCGGAGTCAACTCCACATAGAGTTTGTCATAATGTATCAGTTCCAATTCAACAATCAAATCAAGGAAATGTTTTGACCAATATGATTATTGGTGGACTCATTGGCGGTACAACAACAAATAGTGATAGGGGTGCAGCCGCCGGTGCAGTAATTGGTGGGTTACTCACACAAAATAATACAACTACAGGATATACTACGCAACAAAGATGCGAGACACAATACACAAATACTTATGTAAATAAAATAACTGGTTATGTAGTTACCGCCAAGTATGGTAATGAAACTATCACATTGACAATGAATTCTCGGCCTGGTAATACTATTACACTTTATCAGGAGACAACTTATACTTTCAATTAAAGAATCATATCGTCTGTTTTGGTTGGTCAAGGGACACCTAAATGCGCCACACAATACTATAATGGATTCCGCTAATGGATATTTTAAAAGAGTGTGGTATGATTTTGAGGGCGAAGATATGGAAATTTGGTTGGAGGGTTTTGAAGAAGAATATAAAAAAGTTCTAGAAACCCGCTTGACAAAATTGGAAGAATAGGATATCTTATATAAAGAATTTCAATCGACGGATTGAAATGTGGTGACTGAATAAGTGGTAAGCGTGCCACTAAGGTATACACGAAGAGGGTAGCTCCCTGTCTTAGCGGATGCAGTGTAGTTTGAAAGTGAGTTAGCCAGAGCGCTCAGTGCGAGTAGATGTAGGTAATCGGTAATCCTACCCACACATTATAAACGGAGTGTAGCGCAGTCTGGTAGCGCACTTGTTTTGGGTACAAGGGGTCGTAGGTTCGAATCCTGCCACTCCGACCAATAATGGAGATATTGATGGATAGAAGAAGTAAACCAGAATGGTATACAGACACAGATGGAAACATTCGTTTGTATGAAGGTGGGAACCAAGATTATAAGCAATTAGGTGTTCAACAATCAAACACGTATGTTGCAGTAAAAGTTGATGATACGATGATTCTTGTTCAGATGGACTTGGGGTTAAAGTGAATATCAAACAATTCAAAGACGAAAGAGATGAGTTACTAATCATTCTTATGGAAGAATGTGGTGAATTAATCCAAGAGTGTTCTAAATGTATTCGCAAAGGCGACTATGATAGAAAAGAATTTAAAGATGAACTTGGAGATGTGATGGCTATGATTAATCTCGCTCATGAATGGGATATGTTTAGTTGGGTCGAATGTGAAGAAAGAATTGAATGCAAAAGAAACAAACTTAAAAAATGGAGTAGGTTGATAAATGAATAAACCGAAAATTGATGGATGGTCTTTTGATGTTGATGATATTCATTGGATTGAACATGCACTATCATATAGACTTGGTAGACTAAATAAAAGAATTGCGTTAGTTGAAAAACAATCAAGTGTAGATGCAATAGAGGCAGAGATTAAAGTTATTAGAGAACTGCAAGGAAAGATACATAATCAAAAACACTTTTATCGCCCAAAAGGAGTATATGTAAGTGGTTAATAAAAACACAGACAGGGCCCAAATCAAAGAATATGGTGAACACTTGAAACAAGAAAGATATCATGAGTATATGTTGAGGATGGAAAAAGAAGAAAATAAAAAATCAAGTTTTGTAGTGACTCTTGAAACTGACGAAGATGATAATTTAATTTTGCCTATTCCTATAGAAATAATGAACCAGATGGGTTGGGATATTGGGGATACACTTTTATTTCAAGATTGTTTCAATGGATCGTGCATAATAACTAAGGGGTGATGCCCTAACACATCCGCCGACTACTACGGTTAGTAGTTTGATGCCCTAGAAATTTCTAGGGCATCTTTTTATAAATATTCCTCGAGAAGAGAGAGGAAAATTTATGATAGATCCAATTACAGCTATAGGAGCTGCAACGGCAGCATTTAATGGCGTTAAGAAGTTAGTACATGCCGGTAGAGAGTTGGAAGATGTTGTCGGACAACTTGGAAAATGGTATGGTGCCGCTGCAGATTTAAGTAGAGCGGAAACTCAAAGAAAAAATCCTCCACTTTTTACAAAGCTTTTTAATAGTGGTTCTGTTGAGCAGGAGGCACTAGAGATTCTTGTTCATAAGAAAAAAATGGAAGAACAAGAGAAACAATTGCAAGATATGCTCAATATTCGTTTTGGATATGGCACTTGGAAAGAAATGATCGAATTGCGTAGAAAAATACGCAAGGAAAGAGAAGAAACAATCTATAGACAACAAGAAGCAAGACAAGCTTTCTTTGAAAATTGTGCTGTAATATTATTAGTACTTAGTCTTTTTGGTATAGTTGTTGGTGGTGTCTGGTTCATGGGTTTGGGAGCCGGGTGGTGGAAGTAACACATTTATTTGTATTGATTCTAATCCTTGGAAAATCTCCTGTAAATGACCCACCAATGCATTTTTATGATATTAATAGATGTAATTATTTTGCTAGTGAAATCGTAAAAAGATTTGGAAATTACAAATATTATAGAAATGTGCCAGAAGATCATAGGGCTACAGCATATTGCAAACCAGTCTTAGTCAATCCTAAAAATGTAAAGGTTTATCAATAAGGCTTGACATTTTAAAATTTATGTAATATATTAATATTAATTATATGGAGATTCGCATGTCATACAGAAAAATCGAAGAAGCGTTAATTAATATCTGCACACAGTTGGATGAAATGAACGAAAGATTAGAAAATATTGAAAGTAAAGTAGATATCATCGATTATGATGAATTTACAGAATATGAATTTGATGATGAAGATACTTTCATTACAGTTTCCGATTGTGTCGGTAATGTAACCACAGAATGGCCAGATGAAAAACTTGATGCTTTGATAAAAGATTTACTATCTGTTGTTAAATCTGATGAGACAAAAAAATCAGTTGGAGAAAACGTAATAAACTTCCCAAAACAGTAGTTTTGAAAAAATTTCCGCACTAAATAAAAATAGAATTATGTCTTTGTGCGGAGATGGCCATGGAATTGCAAGAATACTTTTCAAAAAATACTATTGTACCTAGGCACGAATTTTATCACAAAGATACTGCAAAACACCTTTGCAATATATGCGAGTTGGTGTATATGACAGACAATCAAAAAGTTGTAAGAAATATATTACAAAATTACAACAAAACAGAATTAAAATTTTTCGACGTAGATGGAACTGAGGCGATGATAATCAAGTCGCCTGGCTCGATTATTGTGGCATTTAGAGGCACAGAGGAACCTAAAGATATCATAACAGATCTTAATCTAATTCCTGTTGGTGGAGAAAAACAGGGGTTGGTCCATATGGGATTTAAATTAGGATTGGATAAGATATGGAAGTCAGTAGAAACCCATATAGACTTACTACACACTTATGGTGATGTGGTATACTTAACAGGACATTCGTTAGGTGGCGCCCTTGCCACAGTCGCTGCAGCTAGGTCTAAATATATTTGTCAGGTATATACTTTCGGCCAACCAAGAGTTGGGAATAAAAAGTATAAAAAAAATGTTCAATCAAAAATATATAGACATGTATGTGGTGCAGATATTGTGCCATCAGTTCCTTTTGGATTCCTATATTCTCATATGGGAGATTTATATCATGTTGACAAACAACAAGAAAAATGTTATAAAGTAGATAGTATATTTACTTTTATAAAGAAAAGATGGAAAGCGAGACTTGGTAGTTTATTTTCGAAAAGACCATTATTGGATTTAATTGACGATCATAAACTATCAACATATAAAAAATATATTTGAGGTTATTATGCCAACTTATACATACAACTGTAAAAAATGCGAACATTCTTTTACAGAAATTCGCAAACTTTCGGAAAGAGAAATTCCGATACAATCTCCATGTCCAAAATGTAATGAGGAAAACTGTATCTCACAGGCCCTTTCTACGTTCTCACTTGGAGACCCCTTCATTCACGGCAATGCAGATAGTAGAAGACCACCAAGAGACTTTAAGGAGGGAGTCTTAGATAAGGTGAAAAAGATGCCAGGAAAAACGACGGAGGGCAGACTTAGCCAATTATAAAGGAGCCATACTTAATGAGTAGAGCACAAACTAAAAAAAGAAAAAATAATAAATTTGCGCTAAACGAATCACACTTTACTCTACAAACAATATTACCCATCACAGATACACAAGAAAAAGTTTTTACAAAATTTAATGATGGTGAACATCTATTTTTACATGGTTTTGCTGGTACAGGTAAAAGTTATATTGCCTGTTATTTAGCAATACAGGAATTGATGAATCCACCACCACAGTACAAAAATTTAACAGTCGTAAGAAGCGTTGTCCCTACTAGGGATATTGGTTTCTTGCCCGGCACCGAAGAACAAAAAGTAGAAGTCTATGAGGCTCCATATAAGTCTATCTTTAACTCATTATTTCAGAGAGGAGATGCCTACGAATTACTCAGAAAAAAATCCATAGTAAATTTTATGACCACTTCGTATATCAGGGGGATAACTCTTGAGGATACTTTAATTATTATTGATGAATGTCAAAATATGACCTTTCACGAACTTGATTCTATTATTACCAGAATTGGAAATAATTGTAGAGTTATTTTTTGTGGAGATTTTAGACAAAGTGATTTTGAATTTTCAGATGAAAGAGAGGGACTCATGAAGTTTATCAATATTGTTAAACAAATAGAACAATTTTCTTTTATTGAATTTAATAAAGATGATATTGTGAGAAGTGATTTGGTCAAATCTTATATTATCAAAAAAACAGAACAAGGTTTAATTTAATTGTAGGAGAATGTCATGAATAATCTAATAAACGCAAAAGAATTATTTGAATTAAAAAGAGAAGCAAATTCAAAAGGATTAAAATTTTCTGCATATAGAGATACAATAGAATATTCAAATGAATTATCAAATGAGCTACTATACATGTTATGTGATGTTTTATGTTATCATGGATTTGATGTAAGTAGTAAAAAAATTACAGACGATTTATCTTTTATAAATATGTACATACAGGCGGCAGTTGACAGGCAATTAAATATTGAAAATCCCTTGATAGAAGATATGGATTTTTGTATTGAAGAAATGAAAAATATTATGGGGGAAGAGCAAGTAGCTATGGAATAGTCAACTCCACTAGGAGGTTGAAATGTCAGATTTAAATTCTTTATCTATGGATTTAACAAACCTATTGTTGCCATGGATAGGAGTACTCTTATCTCTTATTATTGCCCTTTGGGTTAAAAATTTTGTAGACGCATTCGTTAAGGGGTTCACGTTCAAAATGAACAACTCCTTTAACGAAGGCGATAAAGTTTTATTAGATGGTGCAGAGGCAATTATTGTAAAAATAGGTGCGATGGAAACTGTATTTGGTGTTTATAGTGACAGGGGATATACTTGGAGATACGTCCCAAATTCTAGAATTCCTTTTTTGAAACTTGAAAAAATAATTAATAAAGACTTGCATCTTGATAGTGATGCAGAAAAGGCCAGAAAATTACAACATCTGATAGATTTAGGACAAAATCAAAATATAAATAAGAATGCAGAAGCAATACAAGAAATTAAGAACGGAAATAACTGATGACTAAGAGTTTTGTAGATATAAGAGAAGAATTGCTACTAGAAGAATATCTAGAAGAAAAACAAGTTATTGTTGGAAAAGGTTCAAAATATAATCAAATTGTATTTTTAGCTGGTGGTGCTGGTTCTGGTAAAGGATTTAGTCTTGCTAATTTTATGCAAGGCGAAAAATTTAAAGTAAGAGATGTTGATGAATGGAAAAGACTATTACTTAAAATAAATGAAATCAAAAGATCAAAACCAGAATTGCTTAATTTAGATTTGCGTAATCCAGACGATGTATTTAAACTACACAAACATGTAGAAGAATTAAATCTAAAGGATAAGACAATATCCTTACTTTTACAAGATTTAGAAAAAGGACGCTTGCCAAATATCGTTTTTGATGTTACAATGAAAAAGGTTGGACACATAACAGATGTATTGCCTTCACTATTGTCTGTAGGGTATGATCCCAAAGACATTCATTTAGTTTGGGTTCTCACTGATTATTCGGTCGCAGTGAAACAAAATAAATCAAGGTCAAGAGTTGTGCCAGATGATATTCTTTTACAGACTCATGAAGGTGCTGCAAAAACTGTACTTGGTTTTATTGAGGGCGGATTGCCATCTGGAATGGATGGTTCTGTTCATGTTATTATGGGTGGAAAGGAACATACAGTATTTTATACGGATCAACAAGGTAATCCTATTAAAAACGCAAAAGGTAATCTCACAGTCAAAGACTTTGAATATACCACAGTGAAAAAAGAAGGCAAACCTATGTTGAAAGATATCAAAAAGGGGCCTGGTGGTCAGTTGCAGGGTGCTGCAATCAAACAAAAACTGTATGATATGATAATGAAAAAAATTCCAAGAGGTAAGACATTATCTCAACTTATGGGAATGAAAGACAAGTAGAAAGTAATTTATGTTTAATCATGTTGATTTGAATCTTGAACATTCTAAACTAATCACAGAAAATGTTAACGGTAAACGTATGTACGTTACACCAGAAGGCAACAAATATCCTTCGGTGACAACTGTACTTGGCTGGTTTTCTGCAAAGGGTATAAAACAGTGGAGAGAAAGAGTTGGTGCAGAGACTGCAAATAAGATAACAACTCAGGCGGCCAGACGAGGTACGGCTGTCCACCATCTTTGTGAAGATTATTTAAATAATGTTGATATAGATTTTAAAAAACTTTTACCTACTGATATGGAACTCTTTAGAATACTAAAACCAGTATTGGACGAATCAGTAGACGATATTCACTTGCAAGAACAATCCATGTATTCAGATCATTTAGAACTTGCTGGCACGGTCGATTGTGTCGCCAAGTTTGACGGCAAGTTATCTATCATCGACTTTAAAACTTCGAGACAATCAATGAAAGGCGATCCATACGGGAAACTAGAAAAATATTTTAGACAGGCCTCCGCATATGCGGTAATGTTTGAGGAAAGATATAAAATTCCTATAAATAATCTCGTTATCATCGCTGCGGTAGATGGTTCTGATGAACCAGAAGTGTTTACATCTAAAAGAGATAAACACATAATGCAAATGAGAGATATGGTAACAGAATACATGGAGAATATAAAATGACTTTATGGTTTTGGGCATTATCTGCAATCGCAGGAAGTATTTTGGGCGGAGCTACAAACGCATGGTTTGAAAATACAAAAATGGGAAAATGGTTCTATAAAAAAATGGAACAATTTTACGATTGGGCCGCGGATAGATATAACTTAAAGATTCTGGATACTGAAAATGCATGGCGCAAAAAGTATCCGAATATCGCATATCAGATAGATTCTTTGGAAAAAAGAATTTCGGAATTAGAAAGGCGATAAATACAATTTGACACACACAACACAGGAGAAAAAAATGTCAAACAAAAACCCATTTGAAATCAGAGCAGATATGCTCAAACTTGCAAAAGACTACATGGATCAACAGTACCAAATTAATATGGACTTTTGGAGACAGCAGTTCGAGGCAAATAAAGCAACGGCTGAAGAATTTCACAAATCTTGCCAACCTTATTCTATGGATGAACTAATGGAAAAAGCAAAAGAAATGTATTCTTTTGTTTCTAAAAAAGACTAACTTAATACAGCTTGACATATTCGAAATAATATGTTAGATTTGTTCTCATACGAAATAACAAATGAGAGCAGTAAAATGAAAAAACTAATCCTTGCATTAGTCGTAGGAAGTTTGGCCAGTAGTAGTAATGCTACTGGTCCTTATACTATAGAAGACGAAAAGTCAATAGAATGTTTGGCACTGAATATTTACTTTGAGACACATGCTTCATCTCTTGCAGATGCGATGGCTGTTTCAGATGTTGTTTTAAATCGAGTTAATCATTCTAAGTATCCAAACACAATATGTGAAGTTGTGCATGACGGATATGTAGTAGGAAAAAGAACTTGTCAGTTTAGTTGGTATTGTGATGGTAAATCGGATGTCCCTTCTAATTCTGATTCTTGGGAAAAATCTAGAAAATATGCTAGGGACTTTTATATTCATGGTGAATATATTGGAATAACCGAAGGTGCAACACATTATCATGCGACATATGTAAAACCTTATTGGGCTCCAACACTTGATAGAATAACTCAAATTGGTTCTCACATTTTTTATAGAATAAAAGGAAAGTAGGAGATTTTTATGTTAAATGTGAAAAGTACTAAAGAATTCTGTAATGAAATAGAAAAATATGCAAAAGAATTTGGATTGTCTTATATCGAGGCAATTCTAGAGTATTGCGAAGAAAATGATTTGGATGTAGAATCTGTATCTAAATTGGTTTCATCTAATTTAAAAGAGAAAATACAATACGAAGCCGAAAATCTAAATATGATTCCTAAAACTGTAACACGATTACCACTATGATGATATTGTCGAGTAGAAAGATGGATGATTTCGAAGCCTTTAAAATATATGTAGCAATGAAATCTCATTTCCAAGGCGATTATGATTATAAACAATATAAAGGAAAAACTAGCCTAAAAGAATCTGCGTTTCATAAGAGACAAGATAAATCTACCTTTCAAGAACTTTCTCGTAGATTTACGAAAAAAGAACTTGAAGAATTTTTACTTGCAACTTACCTTAATTTAAATAGTGAGTATATGTGGACAGGTAACTTATTAGACGACGAAACTCTCGAATCGTATAAACAATGGAAACGTAGAGTTCAGAGTATGTCTTATAATTTTAAAGAAGATGTTTATAAAATTATAAACAAGGCAGTAGAAAATGATTTAAGATTTGATAATATTTTCAAATCTATAAAAGGACAATATCCATTTATTATGAAAATGGAAAACTTGGGTGAAATATCTTTGGAAACTTTCATTATCTTTGATGAAATGTTTGACATATTAAAC